ATGAGTCCCTAGAAATAGATTAATGCTGCCATTTTTCATTTCGATGTTTAAAGGGTTAATGAAGTTATATCTCCAAGGAACAAGGTTTTTAGCTATGCTTGGAACTTCAAGGGTTATATCTTGCCCTAAAGATTTTATGTATTTATTTATTTCAGGCGTAATACTTGCGTAACTCTTATAGACAAATACCTGTCCAGTTCTGTATAGATTGTTTAGAAATCTTTCTGACCTTTCTTTGCCGTTGCATTTTTTAAACCATTGCTTATAGAATTTTTCAACACTTCTGTTTTCATGTACTATGTTTATGCCTTGACATCCGAAGTCTCCCATGAGATCAATGACATTTCTCACGATGCCAACCTTATCGTATGCATCCATGCACATCTTAATGATACGCTTCGCTTTTTTTGGCGTTTGTTCTTCTGGTCTAAAAGCGTAGTAATCTTGACTGGTAAAGCTAGGACGAACAGACCTATTAGGCTCAATGTCTAGATACTGTCTATGATAAGCCTTACTAACCCCCTCATAAGCTTCTTGAGATTCGGAAAATTGCTCAAACGCTTTAGACTTACCAGCGAGGTCAGAATCGTTCCAAGTTATTAGGTGGTCTGGGTTTTCTTCAGTCATTTCAATTCCTTAATGATTAATTAGAATGCATTTTGAATGTTCAACATATTATACACAATATTCTTTGAATCTAGTAAATATCCTTTACGGAGTCGGTAAACCAGTTTGGGCCAGTATACATATCTCCCTTTTTGTCTGTCTTGTCCATGGTGGCAAATCCCCCATAGAAATTATAGATTGTTGCTTCCGGCATTCTAGCTAAAGTTCTAGCGGCCATATTAGCCATGATTAAAGCAGAATAGCGGTCCTTTCTTTGCTTACCCTTTTTTCCTGTTCCTATTACTGTTTCTGGTGTGTCCCACCTGTCTCTACCGCTCGCGGTTTGTGTAATCTGTATCATAGTTAATTCGTCTTTTAGATCTTCTATCTCAAGCACGCATTGTTCTAGAGTATCAAAAACTCTACCCTTTAGGCCATCCTCCGCATTTGATAGGCCTAGTGTTATGGCATCAAATCTTGGAAATAGTATGGCTTTATCTTCAAAGTCTTTTCTTAACCCGTGGTTTGCTTCTGATAACCAATCATACTTTGCGAATTGACACATTTCAAGTATATGTAGTCCCCTTTGATCGTCTGTGTCTTTTGGCTTGTCGTCGTCTATAGTGGGCCAAATAGCGACTTCTCCGTCTTGCAGCTTATCTGAGTCATGTAGGGACTCCATAACGGCTATACCACCTCCCTGTGCGTCCATAGCTATGTGTACGCAAGGATACAGTTTCATAAGATCTCTTATCTTCCTCGCACAGTAAGCATAGAAATCAGACTCTGAGGAGAATCCGCTTTTCACTTTTGCTTTATGCTCTGACCTGTTGGTGGTCCAGCAATGAACAATCCTTCTATGATCGTCGTTCACTTCTAAAACTACTATACTAAAGTTGTCAACCTCTGAAGCTGGGTCAACACCAAATATATACTTTTTATTGGGGTCTCCTCTGAGACTGGCCTCAAAGACTATATCTTCATCTTTACTGTTCTTAATTATTTTAGAGTCGTTCGACCCATCGTTAGCAACACAGGACTCTATCAGTGTACGCTTGAAGAAGCCCTGAGAATCGCGTGTAAAGCACGCTCCAAACTCCATTTGATATATTCCAGCGTGAACGGTTGCCTTCGATCTGGCGACCTGTGAGGCGTCCATAAAGCCTTCTGGTAAAAGCTCGTAAGGCACTCTGATTATTGAGTAGTCTTTCCAGTTAAAATCTTTAGGTGGGTCTTCGCCAAAGATCTCTCTAAGTCTATTTGGCTTGCCTTGACTTCTTATAATGCTCTTCCATTTTTTCCAGTACTCTGCAAAATGGTTAAAGTCATAGTAGGCTGTACCTGATAATATGATTTGATTGTTTTTCTTCTCTAGTACGGCGTCCTTTTCTTCTTCAATATCTAGCCCTAACTCGATTGCTTTTTTCTTCGCAGCGATCTTTTTGACATTTTCTATAGGATCAGAGCTAACAGCAGCAAAACCAGCAACAACTGTTTCAAAGATATCCCTAGGAATGGAAGCAAACTCATCGCTAATAATATCATTAGCTCTTTGACCTCTAATCTTTTGTCCGTCACCAAGAGGGAGGCAAGTGACGCGAGAACCATTGATACGCATAACACAGCGATCAACATCTCGTCTTGGTCCACTATTTGAGTCACACATGCTCCTTAGTATAGGGGAATTGTTCCAGATTGTCTCCATGTACTCAAACAGAACTTTAGACTGTCTAAAGGCAGCACCCACAACGACAACTTTTCTTTCGGGTAGCAGCAAAGCTCTAATCATAGCGTATAGAGATAGTATAAATGATTTACCAAAACCACGACTAGCTATGAGCATTGGAAACCTTCTGTTCCACATCTCACATAAAAAGAGAGCTTGAGATGGTAGTATATTTATATTGAATACTTGTTTACATAAAAAAGAAAAATACTCTGGCCTAGTCATTAGCCACAGCATCTTGTAGTGATAATCGTCGTCGTTAAAATTTACAAATGAGAACGGATTAAATAACTTAGTTGTATCAACATCTAAATTTAACCACGCTTCGTCTATGTTTTTGAGATTGCTCATTATTTTAAACTGTCTATTGAGTTGTATTTTCTTGTATTTAGTACTAAGTCTGCAAAGCCATAATATACAGCCTCGTTTGCATCTAGATACCAGTCACCGTCTTTAAGTTTTCTTTTTAAGAAGTTTTTTACTTTATCATAATTAGGTTCTGTGTACTGCTCTTTGAAGTACTTGCCAGCAATGCACGATTCGGTATAGATGTCAAGCATAAGG